CCGAAGCTCGCAGACAAGGACGGCCGCAGTTTTTACCCGGCAGACAACCTCTGCGCGTTCATCGAGCGACTGCCCCATGTAAAGGGGCCGCTGGCTGGCGAGCCGATCCAACTGGAGCCTTGGCAGGCCTTCATCCTGACGACGGTCTTCGGATGGGTCAAACCCAATGGCACGCGGCGCTTTCGACGCTCGTACATTGAGGTGCCGCGGGGTAACGCCAAGTCGACCTTGTCGTCGGCGGTGGCTCTGTACATGTTGGCTGCCGACCGTGAGGGAGGTGCAGAGGTGTATTCCCTTGCGACGACCCGCGATCAGGCGAGGATCGTGTTTGGCGACGCGCAGACTATGGCCAGGCGCAGTCCAGGATTTCGCCGTCGCTTCTCAGTTGAGGTGGGTGCACACAACATGCATGTGCTCGCATCGGGCTCAAAGTTTGAGGCGCTCTCGGCCGAGGGTTCGACCCTCGACGGCTTAAACATCCACTTCGGATGCGTCGACGAGTTGCATGCGCACAAGACGCGCACCGTTTACGACGTGGTCGAGACCGGGACTGGCAAGCGTGACAACTCACTGCTCTGGGTGATCACAACGGCAGGAAGCAATCGCGCTGGCATTTGCTACGAGGTCCGAACCTTCGTGACCAAATTGCTGGACGGCGTGTTCGAAGATGACACCCAGTTCGGAATCATTTACGGCTTGGACGATGGCGACGACTGGACATCCGAGAGTGCGCTGATCAAGGCCAATCCCAACTGGGGTATTTCTGTGCGCCCAGAGGTGCTATCGCCGCTGCAGGCCAAGGCCATGCAGTTGCCCAGTGCGGTCAATAACTTCAAGACCAAGCACCTCAATGAGTGGGTCAATGCAGACACAGCCTGGATGGACATGCGGGCTTGGGATTCCTGTGCCGACACGACCCTCGACATAGAGGCCTTCACTGGTCAGCCTTGCTGGATCGGGCTGGATCTGGCCAGCAAGACAGACATCGCCGCATTGGTGCTGGTCTTTCCGCACCCTGAGATCGCAGACGCCTACGCCGTCTTTGGCAAGTACTACCTGCCTGAGGACACGGTCAGCGCCGCGGGGAACAGTCAGTACGAAGGCTGGATGCGCACAGGTCGCCTGACGGTGACACCAGGCAACGTGATCGATTTCGGCTGGATCGAAGCAGACCTGCTTGAGATGGCCTCACGCTTTGAGGTGCAGGCGGTGGCTTTCGATCCCTTTCAGGCCACCCAACTCTCGACCCGTATGCTGGCCGAGGGTCTGCCAATGATCGAAGTGCGTCCGACGGTGCTGAATTTCAGCGAGCCGATGAAGACGCTCGAAGCTCTGGTGCTTCAGAAAAAGCTCACCCATGACAGCGACCCGGTACTCACCTGGATGGCCAGTAACGTGGTGGCGCACCTGGACGTCAAAGACAACATTTACCCACGCAAGGAGCGAGCAGAGAACAAGATCGACGGCATCGTGGCACTGATCATGGCGATCTCCCGGGCGATCAAGCCCGGTGAGAACGTGGTGCTGGGATCCGACTACGAATTGATGCTGCTCTGAACTGATGGGACTACTGAGCTTCTTTGATCGATTCAGGGCGTCAAGCGGTGACCGATCTCCATGGGGCGACTTCTGGTTTGAGCCGGCCTCGGCTCGAAGCATCTCGGGCATGCGTGTCTCGGCCGATTCGGCCATGCGCCTGGCTGCGGTCTACGCATGCGTGCGCATCCTCTCGGAGACCATGGCGTCGCTCCCTCTCGTGGTCTACCGGCCCCGCAAGGACGGCGGCAAGGACCGGGTGACGGACCATTGGCTCTACCGGGTGCTGGGCAAACGGCCCAACCGGTTCCAGAATCCATTCGAGTGGCGCGAAATGCTGCAGGGTCATCTGGCTCTGAGGGGTAACGCTTTCTGTCAGATCCTGGCCAACAGCCGGGGGGAGATCACCGAGCTGATCCCGATTCACCCTGACCGGGTGCGGATGGAACTGCTGTCCTCGGGCGACTACCGATACCGTATTCGGGATCAGGCAGGCTCCGAGATCGTCCTTCCTCGTGGGGAGGTCTGGCATCTGAGGGGGCTGTCCTCGGATGGGCTGATTGGCCTTAGCCCCATTGATCTCTCGCGAGAGAGCCTGGGCATGGCCTTGGCAGCGCAGGACTACGGGGCTCGGTTTTTTTCCAACGATGCCAAACCCACCGGGGGCTGGATCGAGTTCCCGGGCACCTTCAAGGACCCGGAGGCCAAGCGGGTGTTTCGGGAGTCCTACCAGGCGGCGCAGTCGGGTTCGAACCGGGGCAAGGTTCTGGTGCTCGAGAACGGTATGAAGTTTCACGAGGTGGGCGTCACGAACAAGGACGCTCAGTTCCTGGAACTGCGCAAATTCCAGATCACGGACATTGCCCGCCTGTTCCGTGTGCCACCGCACATGATTGCTGATTTGGATCGGGCGACGTTCTCCAACATCGAGCAGCAAAGCCTGGAATTCGTCATGCACACCATGACGCCCTGGGCAGAGCGTTGGGAGGCATCCATCGAAGCTGACCTACTCCCAGATGGAGACGCCCTGGAGATCGAGTTTGACTTTGCCAACCTGATGCGAGGGGATGCGGCCAGCCGCTCTGCTTACTACCAAAGCGGCATCCAGAACGGCTGGCTCACCCGCAACGAGGCCCGCATCTCGGAAAACCTCAACCCGCTCGCAGGGCTCGATCAACCGCTGCGGCCGCTGAACATGGTCGAAGAGGATGACGCAGAGGACGCCGAGGATGCGGAAAGCGAATCTCAGGATTCCGACACCGATGCCAGTCCTGAACCAGACCCGCAGCTGAGCCTGCGCCTGCAAAAGCTGGTCGAGTCCAACGCCCAGCGACTGGCCCGACGCATCTACAAAAAGGGCGTTTTGGGCTCCAACGAAATCAACCTGATCGCCCAGACCTTCAGCCTGCCTCTATCGGCCGTGCAGGACTGGGCGCAGGGGGCTCCATCACTCGAGGATGAACCGGCGCTGTCCCGGGCCCTCATTCAATTGGGAATACACAAATGAACAGACAACTTCTGCTCTCCGAATTTTCGACAACCCCGTGGGCCCTGATGCCCGAGCGGCTCAAGGCTATGGCCGGTGTCTTGACCCGCTGGTCAGCTGGCGAGCCTCCAACTGATGAGGCCATGTTCCAGATCCAGTCGGAGCGGGTGCTGCGCGATACCCGCAAACAGATGGCTGCGGCCAATGCGGGCTCTGGCATTGCCGTGCTGCCCCTGTATGGCGTGGTCACCCAGCGGGGCAACATGGTCGATGACATCTCCGGCCCCGGCAGCACCAGTACCCAGCAATTCACTTCGGCCTTGCGTCAGGTCCTGACCGACGACACGGTGGGCCAGATCCTGATCGACATCGACAGCCCTGGCGGCAGCGTTTATGGCGTGGCCGAACTCGCTACGGAGATCATTAAAGCTCGAGCCCAGAAACCCGTGGTGGCAGTGGCCAACAGCCTGGCTGCCTCTGCGGCCTACTGGATTGGCTGCTCGGCCAGTGAGTTCTACGTTACCCCTGGCGGTGAGGTGGGCTCCATTGGCGTGTGGCAGGCGCACTTTGACTATTCCAAAGCGCTGGAAGACGAGGGCGTCAAAACCACCCTGGTCTCGGCTGGCAAGTTCAAGGTTGAGGGCAACCCCTATGTGCCGCTAGACCCGAAGGCCCAGGCCTTCATGCAGTCTCGTGTGGACGACTACTACAACGCCTTTATCCAGGCTGTGGCCGTGGGCAGAGGTGTCGCGGTTGACGATGTCCGAAACGGCATGGGCGAAGGCCGGGTGCTGGGCGCTGATGCTGCCCTGGCGCAGCGCATGGTCGATGGCATTGCATCTTTTGACGATGTTCTGGCCCGTATGCAGGCCAAGGTCATGGGCAACACCGTTCGCAGCCAGCCCCAGAAAAGCCATTCCCGCCTGAAACAGGCGCGGGATGCCCTCGCACTGGTTTGATGCTGGTCTGATTTCAACCCTTTCCCTTGCAGTCCTCCGTTGAGGGCTGCACCCCCCTGCGACCCGTTGGTCGTGATCCCTGTCGCCGCCTTGAGTCATTTCGACCGGGCGGCCTTTTCATTTCTGGAGATAAACCAATGAGTAAGCAATTGCGCGAGCTTCAGTCTCGCAAAGCCACCTTGGTCAAGGACGCACGTGCCCTGACCGACATCGCTGCCGCTGAGCAGCGCGACATGAACGACGAAGAAGTCGCAGCCTTCGAAGCCCTCAAGGCCAAGATCGAAGCAACTTCAGCCGCCATTGACCGTGAAGCTGCCCTGATCTTTGAGGAGGCGCAGATGAACCACCCCTCTCAACTGACCACGGCTTCCGTGATCACGGTGGTGGATAACGCCGCCGCTGACCCCAAGCACGGCTTCAAGAGTGTGGGCGACTTCCTCAAGACCGTGCGCCAGGCACAAAACCCTGGCGCCTCCATCGATGAGCGGCTGTTGATCGGATCGGGCCGAAACGCAGTGGCACCTGCCACCTTCGGTAGTGAAGGCTCGGCCCAGGACGGCGGCTTTCTGGTGCCGCCTCAGTTCGCCCAGGAAATCTTCCAGTTGTCTTTGGGCGAGGACTCCCTGCTACCCATGACCGACAACGTGGAGATCACGGGCAACACCATGGCCTTCCCCAAGGACGAGACCACGCCCTGGGGCACCAACGGCATTCGTGCCTATTGGCAAGGTGAAGCAGCTTCTGCGATCGGTACCAAGCCGGTGCTGGGCCTGTCGACCCTTCGGCTCAAAAAGCTCATGGCCCTGGTGCCGGTGACCGACGAGTTGCTGGACGACACCAATGCCCTGTCGACCTACCTGCCCGACAAGATCGCCACCTCCATTCGCTGGAAGACCAACGAGTCGATCCTGTTTGGCTCGGGCACTGGCCTGCCGGTGGGCTGTATGAGCAACGCCACCACGGTGACCGTGGCCAAGGAGTCGGGTCAGGCGACGCAAACGCTGTTGGCCCAGAACCTGGCCAAGATGATCTCGCGCCTGCCGCCCGGCTCATTTGGCAAGGCTGTCTGGATCGTCAACAACGACGTGCTGCCGGCGCTTTTCACGCTGACCCTGGGCAACTACCCGATCTACCTGCCCACTGGTGTGAATCCTGGAGGCATTCAGGTCTCGCCCTACGGCACGCTGCTGGGCCGCCCGGTCATCGTCTCCCAGCACGCCAACACTTTCTCCTCTGCAGGCGATGTGCTCCTGGCGGACCTGTCGTACTACCAGACCATCACCAAGGCGGGTGGCATGCAAACCGCTACTTCCATGCACTTGTACTTCGATGCAGACCTCACGGCTTTTCGCACCACGTTCCGCATGGATGGCCAATCCAAGATCGCTGCGCCGATCACCCCCGCCAAGGGCAACACCACCCTGTCGCCCTTTGTCCAACTGGGCGCTCGCTGATCAGGCGCCTGACCATCAAGGAGAAAACACATGTTTCCCAATGCAAAAGGCAGCGAGCTGTTCTCGGTTCTGGCCACCATCGACCCGGCCAGCCAGGCCGTGGGTACTGCAACAACCGGCTGGATCTCAGCTGGTAACCACCACAACCTGCTGGCGCTCATCCAAAGCGGCGCGCTGGGTACGGGTGCCACGTTGGATGCCAAGCTCCAGCAAGCCCAGGATGCTTCAGGCACCGGTGCCAAGGACCTGACGGGCAAGGCCATCACGCAGCTGACCCAGGCTGCCAGTGGCTCGGCCAAGCAGGCCCTGATCAACCTGCGCCCGGATGACCTGGATGTGGCCAACGGCTATGCCTTCGTTCGCCTGTCGGTGACTGTGGGCGTGGCTGCCAGTCTGACTGCGGCGCAGCTGCTGGGTGTGAATCCCCGGTTTGCACCGGGCGACGCCAATAACCAGGCTGCTGTCGCCCAGGTCGTCTGATGCCTCTGCAACTTGTCACCCCACCCGCAGGGGAGCCTATCTCACTGGCTGAGGCGAAGCAACACCTGCGGGTGGACGGTGGCGACGATGACCCGCTGATCGGCTCGCTCATCACCGCTGCCCGCCAAGCTGCCGAGACCATCACCGGCAGGCAGTTGATGACGGCCCGCTGGAGATTGGTGCTCGACGCCTTTCCTGGGCCTTTGCTCATGCACGCCGGGTCTGGCTCGTCTTTCGGCTTGCCAGCACACGCCATCTTGATCGCCAAATGCCCGGTTCAGTCGGTGTTGAGCGTCGAATACCTGGACATGAACGGCACCCCCCAGGTGCTCCCTGCCAGTGACTACGTGCTGGATGTGGCCTGCGAGCCAGCGCGCCTGAGCCCCGTGTTCGGTAAGACTTGGCCGCCGACCTTGCCGCAAATCGGCGCCGTTACGGTTACTTTCGATGCGGGCTACGGATCTGCCAGCGAAGTACCCGAGGGGCTAAAGAGTTGGATCAAGCTGCGCGTAGGAAGTCTCTACGGGCATCGGGAAGAAATGGCAGTTCTTTCTCGCGGTCGCATTGACCCCTTGCCCTTTGTGGATGGATTGCTCGACGGCTTCAAGGTGAGCCTCGTATGAGTGTCTTGAGCGCAGGCCAACTGAACCACCGAATCCGGATTCAGCAGCCAACGACCGTCAAGGACGCCCTGGGTGCGCCAACGCAGGTCTGGGCCGATGTGGCTACGGTGTGGGCTGATATCCAGCCACTTTCAGGTCGCGAGGCCCGCATCGCAGACCGGGTGGCAGCGGAATTGACTCATCAGATCACGGTGCGCCACCGCCCCGATCTGGATGATCCGCAGGCGGTTTCCCGGATGCGGGTGCTTTTTCGTGGCCGGACTTTTGCTATTCACGCGGCGCTCAATGACGATGAGGCCAATGTGTCCGTGATCCTTTTGGCAAGCGAAGGAATTCGGGATGGCTAAGGTTGAAACGGTTCGCATCGAAGGCCTTGCCCAGTTGGACCGAGCTCTTAAAGAGCTTCCCCAGCGCATCGCTAATCGTGGCCTTAGGGCTTCGGTCTACGCCGGCGCCAAGGTGATCCGCGATGAGGCGCGCTCCAGGGCTCCCAAAGCCGCTCAGACACTTGGCCCCAAGCAGCCTCCGCCAGGCACGCTCAAGCGCTCGGTGATCATGAAGCACATTCGAGAGCTTTCCGGTGGCGGCAGGCAGACGTTCTATGTGTT